ATGGATGCTTTCGTTCATGCTATTCGTTCTAAACGTCGCATTGTGTTGTCTCCTACTGGTTCCGGCAAGTCTCTTTTGTTATACCTTGTTTGCAATTATCTTCTCAAAAAAGGCAAACGAGGTCTTCTCATTGTTCCTAGGTCCGCACTAGTAGAACAAATGTTCTCCGACTTCCAAGACTATTCTACTAAGAATGGTAAGGATATGTTTAAGTATTGTTGGAGAGTATATTCAGGTAAAGATAAAAACTCCGAACATCCCATTATGATATCCACTTGGCAGTCTTTGTTTAGGATGCCTAAAGAATACTTTGAGCAATTTGATTATGTAATCTGTGACGAAGTTCACCAAGCACAGGCCAAGGCCTTATCCGATATCCTTTCCAAATGTACCAAAGCAGAATACCGACTCGGTGTAACAGGCACATTATCCGGTGCCAAAGCACATGAATGGGTATTGATGGGATTATTTGGACAGATATATAAGGCCACCACATCAAAAGAATTGATGGAGAAGAAACAACTAGCAGAACTTACCATCAAGTGTCTTTTGTTGAAATATAGTGAAGAAGAATGTCACTATATGAAATCGGCCACATACCAAGAGGAACTTGAATATATTATATCTAATAATAGTCGTAATAAGTTTATATGTAATCTTGTCTTGTCTCTAGAAGGCAATACCTTATTACTGTTTAACTTTGTAGAGAAGCATGGCACCGTCCTCCACGACATGCTAAATAAGAAAGTCAAGGACGGCCGTAAGGTCTTTTTTATTCATGGAGGTACCGATGTCAGTGAACGAGAAGAAATACGAAGAATTGTTGAACGAGAATCCAACGCCATTATTGTTGGGTCCGTGGGAGTTCTTTCTACTGGGACTAACATTGTTGCTTTGGATAACATCGTATTTGCATCTCCATCGAAGTCCAAAATTAGGAATCTACAGTCAATCGGTAGGGGCCTCCGTGTCAGCGCCACTAAGAAATCCGCCACTCTCTTTGACCTCGCCGATGATTTCACTTACAAAAAACGTGAAAACTTTACCCTCAAGCATTTTATGGAGAGGTTAAAAACCTATAGTGAAGAACATTTTAGGTTCCGTATATACAAAATTGACATGAAGGATAAGTGAAATGGAAAATCAATCAATCGCCAAGTTCATCCGTCTAAAGACCGGTGATGATATTATTGCCGAGGCCTTTGAGACAGGTGATGATACTGGTGATTATATCACGGTAATCAATCCACTCAAGGCCATGTATGTACCTGCGACAGCAACAGGATATTTACAGATAGCATTTATGCCTTGGGTTTATCCTCGGATATGTGATCAACAGGAATTCAACATCAAAAGGGAAGAAGTTCTTCTTTACCAAGATGTTACTGATAATATGAATGAGTATTATTGGGAAAGTGTAGATCATTACCTTGCCGCTAAACGTGAAAAAGTAGAAGAAATACAAGAAGAAAAAATTGATGAAGAGATAATGGAAGAGTTATTGGAAGAAATCCGAAAAGGAAGGGTGATGCACTAATGGATAAGAACAAATACCTAGACTTGGATGGTACGGACGATTTTGGTTTCTCTTTTGGTGAGGAAACAGACCTTACTCCTATCACCAACGAGGTAGAGGATCTAAAACAAAGATTACAGGCCGTCCGTAAGATATATCTTCCTTTACTGGAAAACCTAGCAAAGAACGACGACCAACCCATTATCAAATGGCCTAATCGCGGTCCGGTCTTAAAGAAGCATATGGATAAGTTAAAGAAACTTACCGATGTCTAAAGCCCATGCTTCGCATGGACTCGCTTCGCTCGTCTTGAGCAACTGGTTATATTTGGTGGTGGATGCGGAGCACATTATACACACAATCAGGATACCTTGTCAAGCCCCAAAATGAAAGAAAGTGATAAAAATGTTTAGTTTTTTCTATAGAACACCAGAAATACATTTGGATTGCTTCACATATAATCATAATACATTTCTTAACACACCTATAGTTTATGCCTCAAAAACAATTCCTGATTGGTGGAAAGAACTTCCTACACATAAACCTGTTTTTGGTGAAGATAAAAATAATAAACATGTTTTTTTAAATAAAAATACTATAAAAGATTGTTATGCAATAATAGAATTATATAAAAAAGGTATAGTTATAGAAAATTGGACTGATATTTCTATAAAGTCTGATGAAAAAGAATTGAATTATTGTTGGTCTTCAGGTATTCCACCAGAATCTCATGTGAGGGAACAATTAGGTTCCGCATATCCAAATTATCATCATATCAAATTAAATAGTCCTTGGAGATTTGTTGAAAAATCTGGTGTTAAATTTTTATGGTTTGGTGCTGAATGGTCCTTGGATAAAATGAATCTGAAGGTCTTGCCAGGAGTATTAAATTTTGATATAATTTCCGGTGTTAATGTGAATATTATGCTTCCTAAAAATGAAAGTGAGATTTTTATTCCTATAGGACAACCTTTAGTGCATCTTATACCTATATCAGAAAAAAAACTGATTTTTAAAAATCATTTAGTTGATAAAAATGAATATGATAAGATACACATTATTTCTTCTTTTGCATCTTTTTATGGATGGAGGAAGGTATTACAATTGAGAAAACGAAATAAGGAACGTGGAACATGTCCTTTTGGATTTGGAGATAAATGATGACTTATAAAAAGAAAAAGAACCATTATGTTGACAACGAAAGGTTCTTAACAGAAATTATGGAATATAAAAAAAGGTGTAGAGAAGCGATTGATAAAGGACTTGAGAAACCAAGAGTACCTGAATATATTGGTAAATGTATTTATTTGATGGCTGAAAATCTTTCTCATAAACCTCGTTTTATGAACTACTCATTCCGTGATGAATTGGTTTCAGATGCTATTGAAAATTGTTTCCTTTATTTTGATAATTTTGATCCGGATAAAGGATCGAATCCTTTTGCTTACTATACTCAAATCATTTACTATGCCTTTCATAGAAGGATTAGTAAAGAAGAAAAAAATAGATACATTATATACAAAAAATTTCAAGAAAGTGTCCTAGATACATCAGATGCAGCTTTAATGATTGATCATGACGATCAGCACTTGATTTCCTCCACAATGTATGATAACCTAAATGACTTCATAAAGAAGTTTGAAGGTCGTGAAGCGGAAAAGAAAGAAAAACGTAAAGCGGCTAAAGAAGGTCTAGATAAGTTTTTTGGAGAAGACGATGAAGGAAGAGAATCAGTTTGACGTACCTTTTCAGGTCCAGCAGTTATTGTCGGCCTTGAAGGACAAGAAAGAAAGAGTCCATGTTCGTGGTAACTATCGTATGAGGTTAGATGCCATCAAACGTGCTATTGATACAGCAATCAATGATTATGATACAGAAATGGGGACGGCGAATACCTTTAAGCGCCGTAAATCATCATGACCGATATTGACGACCTAATCAAAGAAGTAGAACAGTCCATGGAATGGTTCTGTGATAAAATCGTAGAACCGGTTCCTCATAGTAACCAAGACAAAGACAAGATTTTTCAACGAATGGTTAGTCTTGGATGGATAAGGCAGAGTGAAGTTGATACTTATAAAGAATTAACCAAAGATGATTGATATTGAACAGGTGAAAACGGATAAATTTAATTTTTATCTGTTCAGAAATATATTTAATGATGAAGAATTGGAATTAATATGGAGAGAATCCTTATTTCTTTGTGATAATGATAAACTTCTACCTCCCGATAAAACAGGTACAGGTAAAAGAGAAGATGGTACTCCTAAAAAAAGTAATGTTGGAATTCAATTAGATAATTGTTATTCTGATAGGACAATCTGCAATTATTTTAAATTTTATAAAAAACCTTTAGATAATTTAATTTCCAATACTTCATTTATAAAAAATGATTATACCTTAAAATTATATTTAAATACAAATTTAGATAAAACACTTTTTAATTATTATGATGATAATGATTATTATGAAAGTCATAACGATTTATCTTGCTATACTTATGTTTTTTGGTTATTATATGAACCTAAAAGATTTACAGGTGGTAATTTTAAATTTGATGACATTGATTACAATATAGAAGTTAAAAGTAACATGGGTGTTTTATTTCCTTCTTGGGCTAATCATAGTGTTGAAAGAGTTAATTTATTATCTAACATACAACATTTAAAAGGTAATGGTAGATTTTCATTTACTACATTTTTTTTAATGAAAACAAGGACAGAATAAATAAATGAGTAAAGTGGCACTTATAACCGACACACATGCAGGAATTAGAAATGATAACCCGGCGTTTCATACTTATCAAAAAACTTGTTATGACTGGTTTTTTCATTACATTGATACTCATAATATTAGGAATGTGGTACACCTTGGAGACATTTTCGATAGACGTAAATACATCAACTTCCTCTCCGCCAAAAGATGTAGAGAAGACCTCCTCGATCCTTTGGAGGACCGTGGGATACAAACCCATATCATTCAAGGAAACCACGATAGTTACTATAAAGACACCCATGAAGTAAATGCTCTTGATGAATTGGTTGTTAATCGTTATCAGTTCATTCATACATATTCGCTTCCTGAGTTGATCAATATAGATGGCCTTGATATTCAGATTATGCCTTGGATCACGGACTCTAACCGTGAACAGGCTATGGATGTTATCAGTCAACCACGGGCCGAGGTTCTTATGGGTCATCTAGAACTAAACGGTTTCACAATGCATAGAGGTTTGATATCAGATCATGGACTTGATCGTGTTACTTTTGATAAGTTTGATAAAGTTTTCTCTGGACATTATCATCATCGTTCCACTATTGGTAATGTATCTTATATCGGTGCTTTTGCTGAATATACCTGGCATGATTATGCTGATCCTCGTGGTTTCTCTGTGTTTGATACTGAGACCAGAGAGATAGAGTTTATACAGAATCCTTATAAGATGTTCCGTCTTGCTAAGTATGATGATGTGACCAACCCAGAGATTGTAGAAAAAATACAAAATACGGACTTTTCTAAGTATAAGAATACCTATGTAAAGTTGATTGTGGTAAACAAATCTAATCCTTATGCCTTTGATCTTCTCTTTGACTCCATCTATAAGGCAGGACCTTTAGACATTACCGTTGTAGAAGATCCTTCCGTATTACTTGAGAATGAAGATATGGACTCCGTTGATGAAGCGGAAGATACCTCTACGATCCTTTCAAAGTATATCGATGGGTTGACTTTGCCGGTGGAATCTGCTAGAATGAAATCGTTTCTGTTAGATGTTTATCAGGAGGCACTACAAGTGGAGACCGTATGATTAATTTTCCTACACTTATTGTTGATAATTTTTACGAAGAACCTGATAAGATTCGTGAGTTTGCTTTAAAGCAAGATTTTCTGGAATCTCCTGGAAACTATCCTGGTAAAAGAACTAAACCACTACACGAATTAAATGAAGAATTATTTTTTGGATTTGTCACGAAAATTATGACAATATATTACCCAGATGTTGAAGTAGATTGGAATGTTCAAACTTCCTTTTGGAAAGTAAATACACTTGATCCTGATCCATTATCTCCAAAAAATATGGGATGGATTCATCAAGATGGATGTCTTGCTGCTGGAGTTGTTTATCTTTCTCCTGGTTTTGATTCTGGATTAGGAACAAAAATTTATGAACAAGTTTCTGAAAAAAAACCTATTGATGGTATGTCTATGAAAAAGTTTTATTCAACAGGTGAAGATGATAAATTCGACGAAAATATATTACAAAATAATTCATGTTTTAATGAAACAATTAATGTTTCTAACAAGTATAATAGATTGGTTTGCTTTGATGGTAATGTTTTTCATTCACCTAGTCATTATTATATGGGAAATGAAACTAGATTGGTACAAGTTTTCTTTATCCGTAATATAAAATCTAAAGTTTATTCACCACAAAAAAGAATTTTAGAAAATGATATCATTTCATACGATTCGCTATAAGAACTTCCTTGCAACCGGTAACAACTGGACCGAGTTGGAGTTAGACACTCACAAGAATACCTTAATCATGGGACACAATGGTTCAGGTAAGTCCACATTTTTGGACGCCTTGACCTTTGTGCTGTTTGGTAAACCTTTTCGTAAGGTCAATAAAGGTAATGTAGTAAACTCTATTAATGGTAAGAACTGTGAGGTGGAGATTGAGTTTTCTGTTTCAAACAAACGGTACAAGGTTGTTCGTGGTGCGAAGCCAAACATCTTCGAAATTTATTGTGAAGGTAAAATGGTCAATCAAGACGCCGCGGCCAAGGACTATCAAGACCATTTAGAAAAACATATACTAAGAATGAACTTTAAGTCCTTTACACAGGTTGTTATTCTTGGTTCGGCCTCGTTTGTTCCTTTCATGCAGTTGTCACCTGGTGACCGTAGAACGGTTATTGAGGACTTGTTGGACATTCAAATCTTTTCTGCTATGTCTAATGTGGTCAAGAACCGACTACAGATGAATCGTGAAGGACTAGAGAAAAATAGGATTACTTTAACGAGTAAAAATGAAAATAAAACTTACATTGAGCAGACTTTAGAGTCCTTAAAGTCAAATAATGAAACTAAACTTGCTCAATTGAGAGAGAAAGAACAGGAACTAAAAGATAGTTTAGTTTCCGAGCAAACAATCATTTCCGACTTAGAGAAGAAAAGAGATGAACTCCTTGAACAAGGAATTGATACCTCGGCACTAAGGACAAAGTATAGTAAGTTGGTCGGTTTCAAGGCCAAGATGGAGGGAAACATTGACCGTATTCACAAAGATAATACATTCTTTGAGTCAAATGA